GGTCCTATTGTTTTTAATGTTACCGGACCTGAAGATACATTATACCCTCCTCCATTGATTTGTCCAGTAGTTGCATTGCTGCCTGCTGTAAAATAATAATTGTTTGCTGGTGTTAATAATAGTCTTACTGCAACACCTGAATTGTGAGCAGCAGCTGTAGACCCAAATGCTCCTCTTGTAACACCTGTTAATTGATTATCTGTAACTTCTGTTACGTTAATTTGACCACCCATTCCAGAGTGAATATTACATTTATAATATAATGTTGATGGAGCTGAACTATCTACAACTATTCTTGTGTATGCACCATCTTCTCCTGGTGTTCCAAAAGTTGTAACTCCAGTTGTATATTCAGTACCATCAAGACTTGTTGCTATTCTTAAAGGGTGACCATCATTACTAGAATCACTTTGGCTAAAAGTATATGTTCCAGTTTTAATAAAATTTAAAGTATCTTGTTGTACATTATCTATATAATATTTATTACCACTGTCAGTGCTTACAACTTTAACAGAAAAAGTTTGTTGAATATTATCTGCAGGACCTACACCTGTATAACTAATAATTTCTGTTCCAACTAATGCACCATATGTTGGAGTGCCACTTGGATTTGCAATTGTCGGTTCAAAAGGTGATGTTGTAACTCCATTAAATCCGGTTACACTTGTTAAGATAACATCTGTTGTAGTTGCATCGATAGCTCCATTTAATGTTGTTGTAAAACTAGTATACAAACCAGGATAAATTATATAACCAGCAGCTTGACAAATAGTTGCGCCAGTGATTCCATCAATGTTTGCAATATTACTAAATTGTGGATCCGTAGAAGCAGCGGAACTAGTTGTTGGCGCTCCTCTGAATCTTACATAGTCACCATAACTTCTTCCATGATTTATAGAAGATACATTTACAATTGGTGAACCTGCAGCAAAAGTTCTTAAAGGATTAAAATCTAAAAATCTTAATGTATCAGGTGGTGGTTGTTGTGGTCTTGTTTTAGGTAAAGCTGTTGGATCTGCTTGACTTGGTTTAGGATCTAGTTGTGGTTGTTTAGATTCAAATTCAGAATAGTGTACAAATAAACCATTCCATTGTGTAACCATTTCATTCCATGGGAATGCTTGGCCACTAATGTCAGATATTGCTAGTGCGTATTTTCCTTGTGCATATCTTGCCATAATTAAACGCTAGGATAGTAGGTCTTAGGTGTAACAAACGTACTGTTGCTTGACCCATCCGCTGCCTCCGCTCTTAATAGTTCATCTTCGTATAGAAGTTTTAAATTTTGTGTTCTGTCTGGTGCATACTTTAAACTTAAATAATAAGCTAAACCTGCACACATACAAGGAATGTAATAGTAAGGAACATCTGTTGCATTAGTATAATCACCTGCATCATCAATTCTTTTCATGTAATAAAATTGTACTCTACTACCAGCCTGACTAGAACTTGGTGTTGTGTATAAAGTAATAGTAACTTTATCTATAAATCTTTGTACCCAATATTGTGATGGTTGTCCTTGTGCTAATTTATTTGATAAAGAAGAATATGTTGATCTAGAAATTTTTGTTAATGGACTATCTGATTGACTTGTTGTACCTGCACTACTTCTGTAAGAAGCTTCAAAAACATCATCTACACTATACAAAGCTGCACCAGCACTATCTAATAATGTTGATGTGCCATCACCACTAGATCTAAAACCAATATACTCATTAGTTCCAGCAACAAGAGTCAAGAATCCATCTGCTATTTCCCATAGATGTACTCCTCTATTTGCCCATTCTTGAAAAAGAATATTTAAAGATCTTCGTGCAGTTTTTAACTGATACCCTGAAACTCCTCTTATACCAATACGTTCGTAAGCTTCTTCTACAATATCATCTATTGCAAAATTTTTCCCAAACGTAGTAGTTCCGGAAGTAGTGTTAGCCATGTTACGCTCCTGTTATTGTTACAGTAACGCTTCCACTTGATCCAGTTAGATGAAATACTATTCCCTCTTTAAATAAAATACCTGAACCAGGAACATATACTTCTAGACCCTCAGTGTTATATTTATATGTAGCCACTAAATTACCAGAAGTTGCAGCGCCTGCAGTTGCACAATCGTGAAACTTTAAAACAGAACTTGCTATTCCTTTTCCTTGAATAGAAGTAATTCTAGCTCTACCAGCTCTTGATAAAGTATTAGAACCAATAGTATCCATGTGTAAGGTTGTTTGGTCACTTGAAAATGATCCTCCGCCTGCCATAATTTTTTCTCCTTATTAAAGGTGCTCCCGAAGGAGCACCAAATTATTTATTATAAACTGTGATCGTTAGCTTGAGTGTAAGTAATTGTTACTCTTGCTCTTCCAGCTCCAGCTCCGCCACCAGCGTCGATGTATTTCATCGCAACTCTAACATCAGATGTTCCAACGTTTCTCCAATTTGTACAAAGACCCGTTACTCCTAATGCTACTGGACCTATTGCTGAAACGTCTGCGTTGTCAACATATAAGTCTGAGTTACCTACGATACCAACATCTAAAGTGTCAGCACCACCACCATTAAATGCTACTTCAACGTTAACGTCGATAGCTATGATGTGTGATTTTGCAGGTAAAACAATGTTAGTTGATAAATCAGTTGTATTAGTATGCTTAATCTCTGCAGATTGAGACATTACAACATGACCAGTGTTTTTTACGTCTGTTCCAACAACTGTACCAGTTGTGTGTGAAATCGGTCCAGCTTTAATTGGTCCCGAAAATGTAGTTTGTGCCATAATTATATTCTCCTAGTTTGTGAACATAGTCTCTAGGCCGTCGACTATACGCGTCCATGTTCTATTGTTAATTGTATAGTGATTAATTTATATACTAGATTTTAATAGAGTGCAAGAGAGCCTGTAATGTGGAGTGGATTTTTTCCAACGATGTAGCTTTTGATTAAGTAGCTACTGAAACTTGCGGAGCGGCATCTTCAATAACGTTATGCCTGTGAGCAACAGCTGCTTCTTCCAGCTTAATGTCAGTAATGATTTGTTTAACTTTGTCATCAATTCTGACCATTTCAAGAGTATATCTACCATTAGATAGATGCTCCTGTTCCCACTTCAACTCCAAGGACCTTTTTTGTTTGTATAGGTCTTGTATCATCATTAACTTCCTCATAAGTTATTCGATAGGGAATATCTGCAAACATTCCCGTTGATTCCCATATAATATCATTTTCTCCTAATTTGTCAACTATTGCTTGTTCAAGAGAAATGCGATCATCGTTAGATTCTACTTTAAATCTACCGTGATAATCGTACGCATATATGTTTACTAGGAATTTTTTCATGTTCACACCTTATAAATTAAAAAGGG